CAACGGTGTGGATGACAATGGGCTCTTGGATTGGTAATGGAGTTCTTTCGTACAGCTTGTGTAGGTCACCTAGGTAGAATTCCATCGAAGCCTGAGGTAACCTGACCCCTGATCTAGAGGTTTTGTATAATCTCATTACAGCCCATGAGATGCAGATCACGGACTGTAGCCTGGTGAAAGCTGGCCTGCTCTTCTGTGAGGACCTCGTGCAGTTCGTCCCCAAGTTTGTATGCATGGCGCAGGTCGTGAGCGTAGGCTACTCGCACGGCCGGTACCCGGTCGGTGCCCTTAGCCAGACAAAGGCCAGCATACAGTTTCTTGGGGTCCTTGATGATACCTTTTGGTGTGAGTGTCCACCCACAGAAGGTGGCGAAATCTCCTGGCTTCTGAGTGTGACACACCTCTTTGGACGTGAGAGTGAGGCGATTCGCAATTAGCCGAAAGGAGTCCTTAGGAAGGGGTCTATCATCTTGGGCCATATCGTCTCCCGCATATAGCTGGGAAGTGTTCGGGGAGACGTGGTACTTGGTGTGATGGTATGCTATGGCGCATTCCGTGTTTGCATCAAATGTGGGGCCTTCCCCACTGAGTCTCATAATTGCCACAGTTCCCAGAAATATGTGCGCGTTAGTCTTGAGTTGAATATATCCCTCAATGATGTCCTCGGGGATATTATGGAACTTGGCTTTGGTAACTTCAAACTGTAGCATGGCCCCGTCTTGTGATTGGTCAAAAGCAGTGAAGTCATTTGAGTGCCCAGGCCTGCTGAAATTCCACCGCTCCTTGACCCACTCATTAAGGTCCTCTGGGGTATTCTCGCACGTGATGAATATGTTCTCTGGCTGGAAGGAGGCCCGTATCCGGCGCATATAGCGGGCCATAGTCCCGTATATCATCACGGTTTGCTGCATAAATGAAGCTATGGTCTGTCCCGGCTTGACCTTGAGGGCTCCAATCTTCTCCGTCTTGGTCACCCACTGAGACTTCAGGAACAGTGCAATCTTGTCTTTCGGGAAGTCCGGGGATTGTCTGGGCATGCCGTTGATAAGGGCGGCAATCGGCTTAGAGAGGTACCTCTGCTGTACCTCATCACGGCAGGAGTCCCACAATTCCTGGGAGAAAGGTATTGGGTCGGCGGGGAGCCCCATGGCACGCTGATAGTTGAGAAACAGGATGTCCCCAATGTCCTGCTTCATAATAAACTCTTTCTCATTGTCCTCCGGCGTGGCGATTGCTATGCGTGCTTCTATTGTCTTGAACAGGAGGGCCTCATCCTTAGCCTGTTGGTGCTGAAAGAGTTGCACCACGGTGTCCTCTGTCTGAATGGTGTTCGTGTGGCCATGTTTCTTGTCGTAGAGTTCCCTGTCAAATTTGTCATTCAGCTGGGACACTAGTGGTTCCAGAAGGGAGTCTTTGTTCTCTACGGGGAAGTGAGTAGTCGGGGCGGCAGGTTCAATGACTTCCGGCTCTGCGGGGACTGCCTCCACTGGGGGTTGCTTGCGAGTTAAGTCCAGGAAGGTGCTGAGATAGGGGGTGCAAGAGACTTTGTTCCAGAAGTCTGCAGATGTGGGCCCTGTGTTGATGAAGTGGATGGCATCCCTGGCCCTGGAGAGCGCTGTGTACATGACTTGCTTTGAGCAAAGGGCCGTGTTGTTGTCCAAGAGGATCTGTACGCATGGCGTGGTGAGGCCTTGGCAACCTGCATAGGAGTATGCCACGTTCCCAAGTTCTCTGAGACATTCTTTCTTGGCTTGGGAGGGCGACAGTAGTGGCCAGCCTTGTACTGTGAGGCCGCTGAGGGTGATTTTGGTTTCCCCTTCTATCTCAGAATACACACCAAGTTTGTTGGCCAGATCTTGCCGGTTGCGGTGTGTGGCGTTGATGTAGTATCGGCAGGACTTCTCGAAGACGGTAGAGGCTGGCTCCAAAGAGGCTATCATAGCCTGGTCGCAAGTTTCGTGATAGTGACTCTGCTGTGGATCTCCCGTGAGTATGACGGCCTCTATCTCCGGGTGGCTTATGACATAGGCCTCAATTAGTCCCGTTGGGATTTTGGTGTAATCGTCGATGATCACCAATGGGGAGGCTGGTTGGAGGATGGCCTTCTCGTGCGTGCGGAAGCAGCGAATGTTGATGTTGGGGACCTTCCGCATCCAGTCGGCTCTAAGCTCGACGGTAGGTGTGACGATGGATATTTTATCATAGTTCCTCTCCTGATCACGCAGGAACACCTGGAGGAATTGACTTTTGCCGGAGCCGCCAGCACCGTGAATGACAACAGTTGGCAGCTTGCGGGGGCCGCTTTCGCATCTTGCGGCGAAGACTTGCTTCCATTCGAGGGTCTGGTTCCGAGTGGCAAGGCCCACCCTATTATTCTTGACATCAGATGCGTAGGCGCCCGCCCTTTTGTGGCAGTAAGTGTGCATTGTGGGCTGGCGTCTAATGTCCTCGAGTCTCTTTTGGAGGGTGGCGAATTGTGATGGCAACCTCGCCACGTCAAGAGCTTGTAAGTCCATGATAGGGTAGATTAGGCTGCCTTCAGGATCGTGCTGTTTGTGGGTACCTCTGAACCCACATTGATGCAGCAAATTAAGACATGGGCCCCATGGGAGGTCAGCGGCCTCGTCTGATGTATGTGATAGTGTGGCAGGGGTTGGGGCAGAGCTGTGGTCGGTGTGGTCCTCCTCTTCAGAGTCTTCAGGTTCATCTTCCGGTAGCTGCCATGGGTCAGTGTCCATGGAATGGAAAGGTGTGGGTTTCGAAAACCATGGGGTGTCGACAATCTCCTCCGTGACTTCAAGGGAGTATGTGAATGGCTTCCAATCAAGCATCTCCATAAGCTTGCGGAAGTCACTTTTGCCGCAGAGGGTTTCCCACAGGGTGCGCACTTGGCTCTTGAACTCCCGAAAGCAGCGTGTGAAGAGTGATGAGTCGACAACCTGGTCGTAGCTGTTAAGGGCGTCTCGCTTGGAGGCGAAGAAAAAGAAGTTAGCTATATGGACCAACTCGTCTGGGGACCATCGGTGCAAGTCTTGCGTTGGGATGAGCTGTCGTATCTTTGCAAAGACATCTCTATGTGTCACCTCCTTAACGCTTTTGACGTACAGAAGCAGCTGCATGGCAAAGGTAGCCGGGATGGGACGCGTGGAGTTGAGCTGCTTTGGGTGGAAAAGTTGGGGCAGTGTGACGAACTCCCCCTGCCGGAAAGTTCTCACTCTTGGTGTAAGCATGTCGCCCCGGGTAAATGTAAACAAGTGGTTGGCGCCTAAGCTTTCGGTCATTTGGACCGTAATGTAGTGTCGGCGTTTATGGTACTCATCAAAATATATTATTTTGCCAACACGTAACCACTTGAGAGTTTCAAACTCGTGGTGATAGGCGCCGCCCCCGTATGACCCCGGTATGTATTGGAACCCCTCGAAGTCATAGTTGATTGAATAAAGGTCTGGGTTCTGCGAGGGGTGTTTGTAGAGGGCCTCGGGCGGTAGGACCATGGTGGCATGGACCGTGTGCACAATTGGGTTGTGCTTAAACATAGACGCGAGAAAGTGGAATGGCAGGAAGTGCAGAGCGTCTGATATGTACACCGTTGGTGTAGTGGGTGCGGTGATGTGGCTCCTCAAGGTGTCTGGATCGTATCTTGCGACGTCCCGTGGCTCTATCAAGTGATTGTTAAAGATGTCTTTGATGCGTGGGTCGCGTCTTAGATACTGTAGTTTCACCCTCTTGAGGAAGTAAAAGGTGACCGGTTCCTTTGGTAGTGCATGTCCGACCACTTCTAGCATACGGTTTTCTATGGCCTTGCACTCAGCATGTGTGTGTAGGCGCGTGGCAAAGGGGTCAGTAGCTATTCCTAATTTCTCTAGTGCGTCGGCCGCAGCTGGGGCAATCCCAAATGGGTTGTTTACCCTGGCGTGCGCCATGTCAGTCTTAAAGACCTCATAGGCCGTCTGTTGCATAACAGCCTTGATGGTGGTGTCTGT